GAAGCATCTGGGTTGAGTACGAAGTGGTAGATATGTTACTGGCGTTCGATATGGCTAAAAAAGCTGGAGCTTGGGTAACCATCTCTGACGAACTTGTAGAGGAGGTGGGCAAAGAAACTGGTAAGGAGTTCAAAAAACAACACCAAGGGGCAGACAATCTCCGCAAGTATTTCGAAGAAAATGTAGAAATTGGGAAATTTATATTTAAAAAATTCAGAAACACGCTCAAAAAGTCATGAGGCTTTTTAACATAAACGGTAGGCTACAAAAAAAAAGCGTATCTAAATATTTAATAAACTGGAACAAAAAATCTAGGTCTAAGGTTCAGTTTAAAACTAAAAAATTTTTAGAACCTTTTTGGAAAGGTCACATTGTTTATGAAGAGTTCCCCGTTTATGGCAGTCGAATGACTGTAGATATTTTAAACGCAACTAAAAAGCTCGCAATAGAAGTTCAAGGTAAACAACACGGTGAGTTCAATAAGTTCTTCCACAACAATTCGAGGCTCAAATACCTCGAAGGAATAAAAAGAGATATCAAAAAAGCAGAGTGGCTCGAAAGCAATGGGTTTATTCTGTTAGAGATAGAAGAAGACGAGGTAGAATCTCTTTCGTTAGATTTCTTTCTGGAAAAGTTCGGCATGACTATTTAGTGCTTGACTTTTTTTAAAAAATCATATACAGTAGTAAAAGGAAAACAAAACCATGGAAATATATTCATTAAAAATCGAAAAACACGTATTAAGCGGCCTAATCAAACACCCCAACTTATTCGCAGATGTAGAAAAATTTGTAACAGAAAAAGATTTTTACAACGACGTACACAGAACTATATTTTGTGTCATCAGAAGCATTCTTTTAAATGGAGGTAAACTAGACAAGGTTCTACTGGCAGAAAAAATTAAAAACCTCGGAGTTTCATTTAAAGATGAAATTGATATTTATAGCTATGTAGATAACTTGGGATTTTCTCAAATACAACCCAAGGCCGTAATAGAAGCGTCACAGGAATTATTGAAATTAAGAATCCGCAGGGAAATACAAGAAACCGCTCAGTCCGTGAGAAATTTCGTAGAGAAGTCTGGCAGTAAAGATATAGATGAAATTATCGGAGAATGTGATGCTATTTATAATTCTAAGATTAATAGCTACTCAATTCAAGACGAACCTGTAAACATATTCGAGAATTTAACAGACATAATCGAAGAAAGAGGCAATGAGCCAGAGGAGGACGTTGGTTTTTATACTCCATACGAAGAATTTAATAGACTATACGGAGGGTTAAGGCCCGGAAATTTGTACGCTGTCGTAGCAAGACCCGGCCAAGGTAAAACCACTTGGATTAACAATCTTCTAATGAAAACAGGCGAGCTAAACAATGTTCCTGTTCTCATGTTAGATACCGAAATGGCGACGTTAGACATTCAATTCAGAACAGCCTCCTCGATAACAGACGTACCAATGTGGTACTTAGAAACGGGAAACTGGAGAAAGAATCAAGAGCTAACCTCGAAAGTTCGCTCGAACCTAAAAAAGACTAAATCCACCCTGCAATGCCATCACGCCTTTGTCGGAAACAAAAACATAGACCAAATATGTTCTCTAGTAAGAAGGTGGCACTTATCAGCGGTGGGGCGAGGTAATCCGTGTATTATTTCCTACGATTACGTAAAATTAACAGGCGAAAAGGTTGGGCAAAACTGGGCCGAGCATCAAGCCATTGGGGATAAAATCGACAAGCTAAAAAAACTTGCCGAAGAATTAAATGCGCCGTTAATCACGGCAATGCAATTAAACAGAAGTGGCGAAAATCATAACAGGAGAGGTACAGATGTTACAGATGATAGCTCTGCCATATCCTTATCAGACAGGCTACAGTGGTTTTGTAGTTTCGTTGCAATTTTTAGAAGAAAAACGGTTGATGAAATGGCCTCTGACGGAGAAAATTTTGGAACCCACAAATTAATCCCACTTAAAACCAGATTCCAAGGCAAGAACGCAGTTGGCCACCACGACTTAGTTAGAAGGCCAATGGAAGACGGCTCGTTTAGATGGATGAATAATTTTTTAAACTTTTCCGTAGAGAACTTTAATGTAGAAGAAAGGGGCTCCCTGCACAGCATTATTGAAGCCCAATCAGAAAGATTCAACCCGCAAGAAAGAAACGCTCAAGATGGTGAAGAATTATTATGAGTGAAATAAAAGAAATTTTAATTAACTTGGGATACTCTAATATAACGGAGGACACAAAGAACTTCCGAATGAAGCCCGTTTACCGCGACTCAAGCAGTAACACAGTTTTGAGTGTGCGAAAAGATACGGGCCGATTTATCGACTTCAGCAAGCAGATTAGCGGCAGCCTTCAAGACCTCGTAAAACTATCATTGAGTTGCTCGTCTGAGGACGAAGCATTAAAGTGGCTAAAAGACAACGGCGCAAGTGGAAGTGTAGACTCGACCCAAATTAAGACCGCCGAGATTAAAGAGCCTAAGATATTTTCGAAGACCAGCTTGGAGAAAATGATGCCTCATCACGACTATTGGGTTGGCAGGGGCGTGTCGGAAGATACTCTGGCCTTATTCGGAGGTGGAGTAGTTTATGAAGGGAAAATGAAAAATAGATATGTTTTCCCCATCTATGACTACAAAAACAATCTCGTCGGAGTCTCGGGAAGGGATTTGGTCAATGACCCAGAATCAAAAAGACCAAAATGGAAACACATAGGAGACAAGGGCCAATGGAAATATCCCATGCAGGTAAACAATAAGATTATTCGAAAGGCCAAAAAGATTATAGTAGTAGAAAGCATAGGTGATATGCTGTCTCTGTGGGAAGCTGGAATAAAAAATGTTGCGGTTTCTTTTGGCTTGCAAATTGGGCTAGGTCTGATAAATTATTTTTTACGCATTGATGCACAGAAGATATATTTAGCCTTTAATAATGATGATGAAAAAAACTCCGCTGGCAATCAAGCAGCGGAAAAGAATCTTAATAGATTGACTAGGTACTTCGACCAAGAACAGATAGAAATTGCCTTACCGGACGAGGGGGATTTTGGCGAAATGTCCGTAGAGCAAATACTTGAATGGAAAAGTAAAAAATATGGGTGAAAAAATCTTATCGGCCTCAAGAATCAAAACCTTAGAAGGGTGTAGTTGGAAGTACTGGTGTGAATATCATAACAGTTACCCTGAAACTTCAAATCCCGGCTCTGCAAGAGGTACAGCTTGCCACCTTGTCTTAGAGGTCTTGTTAAATGAGAGGCACAGAAAATATATAAACAAAATACTAAAAGCTGGAACCATTGAAGTGGTTCCTTCTATATGCAGACTCGTTAAAAAGAGCCTAAAGAGAGACGGGTACTTAAATGATGAAAATTACAAATGGTGTGATGAGTGGATTCTTTGTGGTTTAAATCTAGATTTCTTGGGCGAGGACATTAAGGGTGAAATCAAAGAGCCAGAAAAACACTTTGTATTGGAGAGTGAAAATCCAAAATTCAAAATAAGAGGTTACATTGACAAGCCAGTTGAATTTAAAAATGGCGTCAAAATGGTCGATTACAAGACCACTAAAGAAATTTTTCCCGCCAAAGAAATCGAGTATAACGTACAAGCCTTAGCCTATCTATTGGCGGCGAAAGAATTATGGCCAGACTTAGAGAAGTTTTCTTTAGAATTTCAATTTTTAAAATTTCCTGAGACGCCAATCGTAGAGATAACCGCGACTGACGACGAGTTGGAAGGCTTTAAATATTATCTTGAGCACGTTTATGCTATCATAAATAATTTTTCAGAAGAAGATGCCCACAAAAACTTTTCAAAAAACAACCCTTGGCCCAAAGATGACGAAGGTTTCAAGGGGCCATTAGCTTGTGGCTATGGCAAATATCCGGGTCATATTAAACCGAAAACAGGGCTACCGTATTGGGTATGCGACCATAAATGGTCTTATGATTATTGGGTTTTATTGGATGAAAATGGGAAAGTTTTAAAGAGCGTAAAAGACGAGAAGGAGCTAGAGGGGCTTGAAGGGATTGTAGAGAAGCGTCACTACGAGGGGTGTCCCGTGCATCAGCCAGACTGGAACCTAAAGGAGCAAGACATAGCAAAAGGTAAACCAGTTGCCGATGTGGGTGATGATATTGGCAAAGCGAAAATCGTAGACAATTTTGATTTTTAGACCTTGACAAGCTACCAAAATCTTGGTAAACTTATAGGAGCATGAACATTAAGCATATTAAAAATGGTAGTCTCTACAAAGAGAAAAACTCAAACAAGGTCTGGCGAGTACGCTCCAAGGCAAATACATCAAGCGTGTGGGTAACACACCACAGCAATAAGCCTGAGCTAGTTAAAGCCTCGAACTTGGTAGAAGCATCTAACTCAGAATGTAAAAGTTATCTTGATTAGATGATTCCATTATTCAAATCACAATATTCTCTGGGGAGGAGTATTCTTACTCTAGACTCCCCAGAGTCTCTTGTTGAAGATGGTCCCGACTCAATTATAGACTTGGCCATCAAAAACAATCTCGAAGAAGTTTTTTTGGTTGACGATTCAATGTCTGGCTTCCTACAAGCCTATAAAAACCTTACCGCTAATAATATTAAATTAATTTTTGGGTTACGTATAACCATGTGCTCTGACATGTACGAGAAGAGCGCAGAAGAACAAACCAAGTCGAGTAAGTATATAATCTTTGCTAAAAACACAAGCGGCTATAATAGACTAATTAAAATCTCAACCAAGGCGGCGCGAGAAGGTTTCTATTATGTGCCAAGAATTGATTTTAAAAACCTAAAAGAGTTTTGGAGTGACGAAGACCTGATGCTGTGTGTGCCGTTCTATGATTCATTCCTGTATAGGAATACTCTAGAGAATGCAATTTGCGCCCCAGAATTTACCTTTACAAAGCCAACTCTTTTTATTGAAAACAACAGTATTCCGTTCGATTATATTATTTCTCAAAAAGTTAGCAAATTTGCAGAGTTGAATGATTGTGATACGCAAGAAACTAAGTCTATATTTTATGCCCTTAAGAATGATTTTAAAGCATATCTGACATTCAGATGCATCAATAACAGAAGCACACTAAACAAACCAAACCTAGAACACATGTGCAGTGATGAATTTTGCTTAGAAAGTTGGAAGGAAAAGACTAGCTATGCCTGATATTAAAGAACCAGCGGATTGGCCGAAGGACCTTGAGTTTGGCGAGATGGGAGAGATATTTGTTTCTTTCGCCTTAGGATGGAGTCGCTCTGCCAAAAAAATTAGAGAGTACGACCTTATAACTCAAACAGGAGAGACAGTAGAGCTTAAAACAGACAGGTATAAATACACACCGAATCCTACGGACCACCGCACAGAAAGTAAAAACATGTTCATGGAAGAGATTTCAAACAAAGAGCTAAATACTCTCGGTGGCCCCCGCAGGGCCGTTAGAGACGAGGTGGCTATTTTTGGATATCTTTTTTGGCCGAACAAAAAACTTTTTTTGTTTAAAAGTCGAGAGCTCCTTAGCGCCGTAGATTTTGCTATTAATGGATTGTCACCGAAAACCAGAGAGAACAAAACGTATACAACTGAAGGATACGCGATTCCAGTTAGCGAGCTAGAGGGGGCGGCTTATAAGACATTTGATTTTCCAGATGAAATGGTTGAGCATTTCTACTCACTAAAAGACATGGAGCCGAAAAGATGGAAGGGGTATTTTAGAAAATGACCCCAATTCAACCAAAAAAAGTAAAGAAGACTTGGGGCTACGAAGTATGGTTAGCCAACAACAAGAAAGAAGACTACTGCGGAAAGATTCTTTTTATTAAACAGGGGCATCACACTTCAATGCACTATCATGTAGATAAGCACGAC